CAAGGTGACTATCAAGTAGCTGGGAGAGTCCTTGCAGGATCTCTCGGTTTTGGCTACTGACCTCAGTGACATTTTCTCTGACCAGCGCCACCCGCTCACCCTGCCGTACATCTAGCCCCATGGCAGATCCCACTACGGTGACCACGATAGTGACCATTGAGGTAATCCAGCGTGTTTGATTGTCAGTCATTTTGACCTTGCTATTCGTAAAGGATATTAACTGAGCCAGCATCGAAAACGTCCGTCCCGTTGACTGTGGTTATGCGCACACGGTCGAGAGTGTCTGATAGGGTTACCGCGCCGCCCTGAATTGTTCCAGACACCGCCCCAGTAACACAACATATTACCGATGAACATACCCATGTATTGCCACTGAGCAAAGTTAACACCGCACTGCCAGAGTAAGCGTGGGCGGCGGCGACCGCTGCATTAATAAGGAACCCAGTTGTTACAGGTGCTCCTGCCGAGCTTGCTTGACTCCATCCAGACACATATCCAGAAGTTATTACGCTTCCAGCACCTAGTTGAATTTGAAAATTACTTACACCATTGGTGCTCACCCCATTCAGCATAACCGTAATACGCTTAACTCCAGCCGGAATACCCGTGAAGTCAATTGCAGTACCGGAGGTCGTGGCAACGGCTGTCTTGGAGTTAATCACTCCAATGGTATTAAGATTACTCCCATCAATCGTGACGGTCATATCAAGTCCCCACGATATAAGAGCAGTCCAACTGAATCAGGGCTGAGGTGGAGTCCAGCACATCGACCAGTAAGGTAATATCCCGCAGACGCTTCTTTTCAGCGACAATAGCAGTAGTATCAGACCCATCTTCGAGCGCCCTTTGGAACAAAACATCCTGTTCAGCCAGCAGTGGTTCTCTCTCAGCACGGAGCCGCCTCCGAGTGAGTTCCTGCGCCTTCTGGATATTCACACTTACTTTGCCGTCAGCGTTGAGTTCCCATGCGTCGAAGAAATGGGCATCGTCACCTTGTGGCAGTTCTGAGTCTTCCACGATGATTGCTCCCTTCGGGCAGTCCTTAGCGAGTACCGCTTCAATAGGCAGCTCGCCAGTGGGAGTGCAGACCGCCACGTTCCCGGCATCAGTGGTGTAGATAATGACTTTCATTTTGATTTCCTCTAATTAGTTGCCGAAGATCACCAAGCCAACCCGTAACAAATCCCATGTTATACCTGTCGAAGCATTGGTCACCAAAATACCAAAACCAGAAGCGCTTGGAGTTAGTGCGTTGTCGTTTACCGTGACTACACCGTAAGCCGTGCCACCAGAAAGTTTATTACCTGATGTTGCTACTACGGAATAATTGGCATCACTTAAAGAAACAGCTAGGGCTATAGTGTATGTGCCTGTTGCAGTTCTAGTTATACTAGATACGTTATAAGAGGCCATGATCGTCGCAGTGCTTCCATTAAAAGTCACCCAAGCCAGCGCATTGGTAGTGACACCATTGCTTTGCAGTTTGACGATTCCTGAGCCGTCGGCAGTTTGAGTAAGCCCAACTCCCGCTTGAGCATTTATGATATTTGCCATATTGATTACCTGTTAGCGGAATACTGCAACGTTGATTTGTGGTGTATCTACCGCCCCACCAGCCGTGGTAGCTGTTGATATGGCAAACCCTGATACCACTCTTACCATAGCTTGATCGTAAAGATAAACAGCGCCGTCGGACGTTGCTGCTTGCCCACCACTAGAACCTACAACAGAATAATTCGCATCTGGCATGTTCTGAACGAAGAACACTCGATAATCACCCGTGCCTTGCCTTGTAACACTGCTCACATTAAATGATGCTCTAATTGTCGCAGTAGTAACGCCATTAAAATTAACCCAAGCCCTGCACAACGTCCCGATCTGATTACCAGAGCCGTCCTTAAATACCGGCGCTGTGCCGGTGGTGCTGGATTGGATCGTATCTGTATTTATTTGTCCGTATGGCATTATCTAACTCCTGCGAAAGCAAAATTACCATGCAGTTTCTTTCGCGCCTCTATGGACACGAGTTCTGCTAGTTCAAAATCTTCAAAAGTGCCAAGAGAAAAACACCTTTTGTTCTTCCACACCTGCACTTTCCATTTTCTGTAAGCAGGATAAACACCTTTTGCTCCAGTCTTGTTATCCGATCGCAATATCGAATTACAATTATTCTCCGATTGATTACAAAGTCGTAGATTATCGGGCATATTATTCAAAGGATTTCCGTCAACATGGTCAATGTTCGCATGAGGCCATTCGCCGGTTCTCAGAAACCAAATGACATTGCTTTCCACAAAACATGACTGCTTTCCGTTGACGAATAAGAAACACGCCCTGTGTTTCCCACGGAGTTTAGAAAGTCCTACTGCATCACCGATTCGTCTATTTATCGCGTGTCTTTTCCACCGCAATACTCCAGAATCATCGACGTACCATGACGCTTTTATATGTTCCAGTTCGTCATCTGTCCTGACTAATTTAATCACAACACAACCCACCGACTACCCGTCGGAACTATTACTGTGATGCCAGAATTAATCGTGATTGGTCCGGTTGAACTGGCAGATTTTCCGGACGGGATGCTGTAGCTGGTCGTCACTGTCTGACCATTCTCCACAAAAATTTCATCATAGCCGCCACCTGTCGCACCACCCCCACCGATCCCTTGCCATAGGTACGCAACGTAACTACCCAGCACAGACGCATTAGCACCGGGATCAGAGATCATTGTATAAGTGAACGTGTAGTCATTCACAACTGTGACAGTGTACGAGCTATTGTAATTGGTCGGCGTTACACCCGACACCGTGACAAACGCTCCTGTGGTCAGACCGTGGAATGTGCTGGTCGTCAGAGTCGCTGTCGTACCAACATGAGTCAGAGTCGAGATGGCAGCACCTGCGATGGCGGTAGCCCCTTCATACGAACTCGTGGTGCTGTTGTAACGAATCATCCCTATCGTGGGGTGTTCTGCTCGAGTCGATGTCGGGCCAGCAGGAATCCTCATCTGGGTGTCCGAAGTGAAAGACACTGTTCCTGTGGCTGTCAGATCCGTGAATGTCCCGGCAGCCGGTGTGATATTGCCAATGGTTGCCCCGTTGATCGAGCCACCAGTGATGATCACATTGCTGAAGTTGATGCCGAGATCGATATTATCGACTGTCCAGATCGTAGCGTCCGTGGAATCTTTCAGTACGAATTTGTAAGCAGTTGCCGGAGCAAGCCAGATGTTCGCTTCACCACGAGAATCCAGAATGACCGGATTGGTGTTGCTCACAATACCGCTGGAGTCAGTGTAGGTGGCTATAGGGGTCGATGTGCCAGCAGCATAGGTGTACAGCTTCCCACCGACCAGAGGGACTCCAGCAGCGTCAAAGAACTGTTGTTTAGGGGACGGCGATAACGCTGTTGTCATTAAATTTACCTCGGAATCATTATACGATAACCCACCGACTGCCCGAAGGTACTGTAACCGTCACACCGCTATTGATGGTGATTACCCCGGCAGATACTGCATTATTCCCAGATGCAATGGAATAATTGGCTGATATGGTTTTGGCATTCTCCCACATTCCCATCGCAGTGATGTTCGATGAGCCTGCTGATGGTGCAGCCCATTTAACACCAGCCGCTTGGGTAGAGTCAGCCGTCAGAACATAGGTGTTGGTGCCAACACCGAGTCGAATGGTGTTCGTACCATCGAATACCTCGATGTCGCCTTTAGTGGTGTTCGGGGAGAGCGCATTATATGCGGCAGTTTTCGATGTCTGACCTGTACCACCATTAGCAATAGCGACTGTTCCCGTCACATTCGATGCCGTACCAGTAGTGTTTTGGTTCAGCGTTGGAATGTCGGCAGCGACAATGGCTCTGAATGTTGGAACACCCGCAGCACCGTTTGGAGCAGCCAGCACGAAGTTCGCAGTCTTGCTCGCATACGGGTTCTGCGTATCACCGTACCCGGAGGCTAACGATATGTTAGGGGTGGCACCACCGGAACTATCAACAGGCGATGTGCCCGTTACAGCGGTGACAGTGCCACTGGGAGTAGTAGCCCACTGGAAAGCAGTACCGTTCCACTGAAGGTAGGTACTCCCTGTGGTCGGAGCAGCGATGAAACTGGTTGCGCCAGCACCAGTCTGGAACGGAATACGATTTACCGCACCACCAGCCAGGTTGGTTGCGCTTCCGACCATAACATTACCATCAGCAACATTCGTCCAGTATCCTAGCGATGTGCTGTATTGAATCAGATCCTTATTGGCTAAAGTGCCGAACTGGACATTGCTGTCAGTACCGCCGAGACTCGAACTTGCACCGATATTAACGAAGAACGACCCAGAGCCACCTGGACCCGCACTGATGACCGTCCCCATCATTATCTTCAGATTCGGAGCTGACGGCTTCGTCTTGGTCAGACCACCCGTGACAGGGTTGTACCAGATATCGTCGTTATCTGCCCATGTCTCACCGAAGGCTGCTCCGTTAGTAGCGATACCATGAACAACACCGTGAGTGGTGATTCGACCAAACCCATTGGTCGCGATGTTCTCGGTAGCAATGCCGAGGATGAGACTAGAATCGGTGATCCCGGAGACAGTCGGAGCGAAGGTGACAACGCCTGACGCACCTACTGTCCCTGTCTTGTAGACCGCCTGTAACGGTGAGTCTGTGATCGCTGCGGATGCTTTACCATAGGTGAAGAGTTCTTCGCCAATCTGCTGGGTGATGTTGCCACCACCCATCCCTGCGTTCCATGAACCCGTGGTGCCGTTGTACCAGAATTTACCGGCGGCAACGGTCTGAGCGGTGCCGTCAGCAAAAGACTGTGACAGAATGTTAGACAGACTTCCCAGATCATCTTCGGTGATTACTCCGCTTTGGATCAACTTGCCTGTGGTTCCATCGAATCGGGCAATCGCGTTATCCGTCGATGTCGCAGGACCGACTACATTGCCTGTGCCACCACCTCCACCACCACTAACAACCGCATCGTATACGGGAGGGCCGACTTGCAGATCATCGAGGGAGATTGTCGTGCTTCCAGAACCCGTCAGCGTGAACAGGTTCAGGAAGAAGCGATACCACTCATTGGCGACCAATCCTGTCTCAGGATCGACCACGGGCACTCGTGGCGCTGGGATATTGGTGACATTAGACATTCGTGCCGCTCATGACGATCTCAGCACCCATGATGACAATGCGTACCGGGTCGGTACCGGATATCTCGTACACTCGATCACGCAGCTTGTTGGTCATGCCGAGTCTGCGCCAGATAACACGACGATAGTACTCACCAACCTTACCCACGCTCATCCAGTGTTCATTCGACCAAGTGTGACCACCGTCATCTGACCATCGGAGCATGACCATCGGGTTACTACCCTGACCGTCATTCAAGCCTGTACCGGACTCAACCTCAAGCTGGAGCGAATGTTGAACGGTTCGCTTCAGATCGTTGGTGCCTTGAGGTAATGCTCGCCATGATCTGACCCATTTCTGCACAGCACCGTGATCGTCGTAAACATTTAGATCAAGAGCGTAGATATTCCCGTTGAGATAGTCTCCGACAACCGTGTTGTTCTGGAAATTGGTCTGACAATTCGAACAATGGCGAGTGAAGTACCCATTGCTGAAACAAGCACGTTCATGCCATGCACCTGTGGCGACATCGTAAACCCATGTCTTGTTCACTGTCGGGAAAGTCAGGACATAGAACGCATGGCCTTCCTGCTGGTAGGTGTAGGCTATTGCGTTAGAGGTGTCACCGTACTGCTGGATCGCATACTCGACAGCATGAGTGGACACACGAGAGGCAAGATACCCTTGGTTCCGGTAGACCATACCGTAACCACGAGGGTCATTGCCCAACCAGAACACCGAGTTGTCGAGCTTCGCGACAGAGTAGGGCGCGAGGCATCCCGTCTCATTGAACGCACCCTGGATGCGCTGAAGCGGGAATGGCGATGTACCAGCGTTGTACCAGACCTCAGTGGTATCCGTACCGAAAGCCCAAAGCTCTCGATTGTTCGACATTACACACTGAAGCAGATCCGGCAGACCCTCAGCACTGGCGAAATCGAGGGGATAGATCATCGTACCGTCAAGCAGCGATGTAATCCAAAGTCTCTGACTCTCGGGTTCGTTGAATACGAAGTATCCGTCAAGGTAAGTGACTGTTACAGCACCGGGGAAATCTGGGTCAGTAATCTGGGTAAACGTGTTCGCCTGTTCATCGTAAATGAACCCGTCTGGGTTACAGGCAAGGAACAACTGATACCCATTGTCCGCAATAGACACCGGACCACTACCGGTCACATCACCCAACTTCACCGGGTAATACGATTTGTCGATCTTGAAGAACTCACTACCGGACACGACATAAGCATCGTCGCCATTGGTCT